GAGAAAACCTTTATCAGCCGCTACAGTTGCAACTTTAAAAAGAAAAGCAAAAGCATCTAAGCGATATACATATGGAACTTTAGCAAAAGTCTACAGGAGAGGACAAGGTGCTTTTCTTAGTGCTGGAAGTAGAAGAGTTCCTATGGCGGCTTGGGCTATGGGTAGAGTAAATAGCTTTCTCAGAGGTTCAAGAAAACACGATTTAGATTTACGAAAAAAAAGAAAGAAAAAATAAATGGCTAAATATAGAGGTAGAACTGTAACCCTTAATAAACCATTTAGAACTTCAGGCGAAAGAAAGAAGTTTGGGGTTTATGTCAGGAATAAGAAAACAGGTAATGTTCAAGTTGTACGTTTTGGAGACCCAAATATGACTATAAAAAAAAACAATCCAGCGAGACAGAAATCATTCCTTGCGAGACATGGTGCTACATTGAAAAGAATGAGAGCTAAGGGCAGACAAGTAAATTTACAACCTGTATTTTGGGCATTGAAATCTTGGAGAAAAGGCTTTGATGTATAATGGCAAGACAAGAGTTTTTAGAGAGGTTAGCAGATAACCATGAAGCACAAATCAAAAGAACTTTAGAAGATTTAGAAGCAAGAATAGTATCACAAATATCTACTGTAACTGAGGGTGCTGATGCAGTTTCAACAAAGATAGCCATAGACCTAAGAACAGATTTAAAAAGATTTATTGACGAAACATATAGAACAACAGCCGATAGTTTGGTTAGAGATTATGACCAGATTGTGCAAGAATTTATAGAAGAGTTTGGTAGATTAGATATACCTGATAATTTTAAAACACTTACCCAAGCTGATGCTTTGACAATTACACAATTAAAGTTTCAACAATTTGCTGGTTTTGAAGATTTAGCTAATAGATACCTTAATGAAATATCAGCTCAGGTTTATCAAAATGCTATAGCTGGTAAGCCTTTTAACGACATAGTAAAAGATTTAAGAGGTATCATTACAGGAGATGTAGATAGAAGAGGTAGACCAATGAGTACATATGCTTCTCAGATTGCTCATGACTCAGTAATGCAGTTTGATGGACAGTTTACAGTTTATAAATCAAAAGAAGCTGGATTAAATAAATTTAAATATACAGGGACTTTAGTAAGAGACTCAAGAGAGCATTGTAAAAAACATCTTAACAAAGTCTATACTGAAGATGAAATAAGAGAAATTTGGTCAGATAATTGGCAAGGAAAAGCAGAGGGAGACGCATTTATTGTCAGAGGTGGTTATAGATGTAGACATACTTGGTTGCCTGTAGCTGATGAATTCTTTGATTAATTACAAAAATTAAATTATATAAAAAGGAAAAAAGGAGATTAATTATGGCTGACGAGCAAAAAACGGAACAGGAACAACAACCTGTAGAAAACAAAGTTGAAGAAGTAATAGAAGAAAAAGAACCTATGGTATCTCAATCTGAGGTAGACAAAATAGTTGAAAGAAGATTAGCAAGAGAAAAATCTAAATATGAAAAGATGTATTCAGGTATAGACCCTGAACAAGCTAGAAAACTATTACAAGAAAAAGAAAACAAAGAAATGGAAGATCAAAAAGCTAGAGGCGAGTTTGAAAAGATTTTAAAAGAACAAGCTGAAAAGTCTAATAAAGAGATAGCTGGTTTACGATCTGAGATTGAGAAAGTAAAAGTTGATGGTGCTTTACTAAATGCGGCTTCAAAGAACTCAGCAATCAATCCTGAACAGGTAAAAGATTTGTTAAAAGGTAATGTGAAACTTACTGATGATGGAAAAGTAGAAATACTTGCAGAAAATAAACAGCCAATGTATAACAAAGACGGAGACCTGAAAAGTATTGACGAATATGTAAAGGACTTCATTACAGATAATCCTCACTTCCAAACAGCAACCCCATCAGGGTCAGGAAGCAAGGCAAATCTGGGTAAGGTTGACGCAAAGCCATTTAATCTTGCGGATTTAGATATGACAAAACCTGAAGATAGAAAGCAATATGCTGAATATAAAAAGGCAAGAGATAAGAATATTGTCATTGATTTAACACGAAGCTAATAGGAGATTATTATGGCTAACGAAACGACAAGTAGCACGGTATCGGAACTATATACCGAAATCGTAGCTGAAGCATTGTTTGTTGCTCAAGAGCAATCAATCATGCGTGGTCTAGTGCGTAATTATACAATCGCTGGTGGTGGTAAATCTGTAGAAGTACCGATTTATTCAGCAGTAAGTGCGGCGGCTGTAAACGAAGCAACAGACTTAACTAACACAGCAGTAAATCCAAGTTCAGTAACAATAACTGCTACTGAAAAAGGTGTTATGACAACACTTACAGATTTAGCAAGAAATTCAGCACCAAGAAATGTTGCTGGAGATATTGGTAGATTATTTGGAGAAGCAATCGCAAAAAAAATGGATCAAGATTTAATTGCTCTATTTGATGGTTTCTCAACAAGTATTGGTGGTGCTGGAACAGAATTAACTATTGATAACATTTTCAAAGCAGTAGCAACATTAAGACAAGCTAATGTTCCTATGCCTTACTATGGAGTATTCAACCCTAAGGTTATTTACAATGTTAAAAAATCTTTAACAAATACTTTTGTAAATCCTAATGCTGGAGACTTACAGAACGAGGCTATGAGAACAGGCTTTATTGGAACTATTGCTGGGGTTCAAATCTTTGAGTCCTCAAATGTAGATGGAACAACTGATACAGATAACTGTAAAGGTGCTGTTTTCTCTCAAGATGCTTTAGCTCTAGCTATGATGCAAGACCTAAAGATTGAAAGCCAAAGAGATGCTTCTTTGAGAGCAGACGAAATTGTGGCAACAGCAGTATATGGAGTTGGAGAAATCCATGACTCTTATGGTGTTGAAATGCTCAACGAATCAGTAATTAACTAATCTTTATAAACTAGGGGTGGTAATCCACCCCTTTTTAAAATATGGTGGTCTTATGAGTATGATTAAATTAAAAAAAGGCGATAAAATCATTGAAAGAACAAAAGATGATTATGACAAAAACAAAGATACATGGACTCATAGAGGTTATAGTCTTGTAGAAGAAAAGAGTTTCTTAGATAAAATCAAAAAGAAAGCACCAAAGAAAAAGAAGTCTAAATAATGGCAACTTCAGTATTTAGTGTAGCATTATCTCATGTTCAGGAATATCAGCCTGATATAGCTGGTTTTGGTATTGCTAGTTTTGATACACAATTACAACACGCAGAAGATGATGTTATTAGACAAGTAAGAGAAGAATGGTGGGAACGATACAGACACACAGTTAGATACAAAGATATAACTAAGGTTACTTCCCTAGAATTAGTAAATAGTAAACTTACACCTAGCCAATGGAGAAGATCAGTTTGTTATAAGGCTTTAGCAGATTATATATTTCCAATGCTATCTAAGTTTAGAGACCCAGATACAGGCGAGGGTAAAGATAGTTTTCAAGTACAAATGGATTATTACAAGAATAGATACAACGAGGAGTTTCAAGCAGTATTAAGAGATGGTGTTGAATATGATGAAGATAGTAGTGGAACTATCCAAGCTAGTGAAAAAGAACCAATACATACTCTTAGACTTGTTAGATAATGGTAGCAGATATAAAGATTACTGCTAATACTGTAGATATTGTCAAATATTTAGAAAGAACTAAGCAAAAAATTCCAAATCAAATACAAATGGCTTTAGCAAAAGCCTCACAGTTTGGTATAATGCGTATAACTGATAAGACACAAAAAGGTCAGTTGCCTGATGGCGGCAGATTGAGACCATATAAAAAATCTACAAAAAAATCTAGGCTTAGAAAAGGCAGACAAGTAGGTCATGTAGATTTAACAGATACAGGTAGAATGTTTAGGACTTTGACAACTAAAATAACTAAATCAAAAGGAACATTATTTTTTAGGAGACAAGAAGAAAACAAAAAGGCTTTTTTCCATGAAACAGGAACAAGGTTTATGGAAGCTAGACCATTTTTTGCTATTGGACGAACAGATGAAGATAAGATAAGAGATATATTTTTTAGGTCAATAAAACTATGAGTAAACGAGAAGATATTGCTGGAGATATTATTACAAAGCTAGATGCAGTATCTAGTCCTATTGAGTTTAAGCTCATAAAAAGAGAACCATTTGAACCTGAGGAGTTATCTCAGGCTCAGTTTCCAGCCGCATATATACAAACAGGGGACGAAACTAGAGACTTTTTTTCTATAGGAGATGTGGGTTCAGGTAAAAGACAAGGGACTATAGACTTTCTTGTAGTTGGTTTTGTAAAAGGAACTGACTCAAATATTGATACTCTTCGCAATCAACTTATAGAAGTTGTAGAAGAAACTTTAGATAATGACATAACAAGAAATGGTAATGCTCTTAGCACCCAAGTAGTTGAGGCTAGTTCTGATGAGGGAGTATTATTTCCTTATGGTGGAGTGAGAATTGTGGTAAGAGTTTTATATGAATTTGTTAGGGGGACTTCATAATGGCTAAAAGAATAAAAATATACTTTCCTGATGGAGAAAACGAGATGGAAATCTTTGATGACCAGCTTGAAAATTATCTTGCAAAAGGTTTTAAGAAAGATAAAAAAGAAGATAGACCTCTTCCGAAAAATGATTTAAAAGAAGAGGAAACAAACATAATAGAGGAGTAAAATTATGGCAACGCATACAGGATTAAATGGTGTTGTAAAAATTGGGTCAAACACAGTAGGAGAAGTAACTTCATTTACTTTAAACCAAACTCAAGACACAGTTGAAGATACAGCATTGTCAGACTCAATGAAAAGTTACAAAGCATTAAGAGGAGACGCAACAGCAACAGTTGAATGTCATTTTGACGAAACTGATACTGCTCAAGAGGCCGCTAACTTAGGAACAAGTGCTACACTAGAACTATACCCAGAGGGTGCAGATAGTGGAGACAAATATTTCACAGGAACAGCTATTGTTACAGGTGGAGATGTTGGTGTTACTATGGACGGAATAATTAGCAGAACTCTTACTTTTCAATTTACAGGTGGAGTATCTGAGGCAACAGTATAATAATTTGTGGCTGATAAAATAGATTTTTTTGAGGGAGTCAAAAACCATTTTGAGTCTCTTGAAATAAAAATAATAGAAGTTCCTGAATGGGGATTAGAGGGCGATAAAGCTATGTATGTTAGTCCTTTTACCATGAATGAAAAAGCCAAATTATTAAAAGGTGTTAGCGAGACAGATTTAGGAGTATTGGTTGATGTAATTATTCAAAAAGCAGAAACCAAAAGTGGCGATAAGATGTTTGACTTATCTCATAAGCCTAAATTTAAAATGAAAGCTGATACTGATGTTATCTCAAGAGTTGCTACTGAGATAATGGCTCAAGATAATATTTCTGACGTTAAAAAAAAATAGTTTCTGACCCTGACTTTCATAATGTTCTTGCTCTAGGCGAGAGACTTCATATGTCCGTAAGAGACATATTGCAAATGCCTGTTTCAGAGTTTAATATGTGGTTAGCATATTTTCAAATACAACATGAAAAAGCTGAACAAGAGCAAAGAATGAACAAAAGATAATGGCTACAAAAAAAGTAAATATTGATATTGTTGCTAAGGACAAATCTAAAAGAGCCTTAAACACAGTAAGAGGTAGCCTTGATAAATTAAAATCGTCAGTATTTAATGTTCGTAATGCTTTAGCTGGTCTTGGTGCTGGTTTAGTAATTAGAAATCTTGTTAATACAGGTAAAGAATTAGAAAACTTAGAAGTTAGATTTAAATTTTTACTTAAAAATGCTGAAGAGGGTGCAAAAGCCTTTGAAAATATGACAAAGTTTGCATCTCAAGTTCCATTTTCACTAGAAGAAATACAAGCTGGTTCAGGGATATTAGCTACTGTTACTGATAATGCTGATGATCTTCAAAAGATGTTGGAGATAACAGGTAATGTAGCCGCAACCACAGGTTTAGATTTTAGAACTGCGGCTGAACAAATACAACGATCATTTAGTGCTGGTATAGGTGCGGCTGACTTATTTAGAGAAAAAGGTGTTAGGAATATGCTTGGCTTCAAAGCTGGTGCAACTGTTTCTATTGAAGATACAGTAAAAGCATTTGATAGAGTATTTGGAAAAGGTGGAGAATTTGGTCAAGCAACTGATGAATTAGCAAATACATTTGAGGGAACTCTCTCAATGATAGGAGATAAATTTTTTAATTTTAAAAGAGAAATTTTAAAAGCTGGTTTTTTTCCTGAACTTAAAAAACAATTCAAAGATTTAGACACTTTTTTAGGAGATAATACAAAAGGACTTGATGAGTTTGCGAAAAAAATAGGACAAACTTTAGCTAGGGCAGTTAAAGGAACAGCAAATGCATTTAAGTTTATAAAAGATAATGCAGATACTTTCTTTGAGGTCTTATCTGGTATTATAGCTTTAAAAGTTGCGTCAGTTTTTTTTAATATGGCTATGCAATTAAAAGGATTAACTATAGCTATGACAGGTTTTAATCTTGCCACTAAAAAAAATATTATTTTTGCATCAGTTGGATTATTTGTAACCACCTTTGGATTACTAATAAATAAATTTAAAGATTTTAAAAAAGAATTATCTGACGGAACATTTGAGACAGAAAATTCAAGGAAATCTATTTCACAATTAAAATTTGAAATAAATAAATTAGATGAAGCAATCCAATTTAGATTAAATACAGGACTTAAAAATTTTAAAACACTATTATCAGGCCCTGAAGTACCTGAGTCAGGTAAATCAATAGAGCAATTACAAGAAGAAATAAAATCTCTTTCATTACAATTAAAATTAGCTTCGGAAAATCAAAATAAATTTAAAGAAAAGACAAAAGAAACAAATTTTGTATTACATGAATTAGATGAACAAATTGGTCTTTCTTTAGAACAAATTAAAAAATTTGTTAAGGCATTTAGATTAGAAGAAGCACAAAAAGCGGCAAATGTTTACAAAATTTTAAATCAGCAGTTTGATGAAGCTGAAGAGATTATTGGTTTAACGAATGAACAAATAAAAGAACTTAATAGAAATATTGCCGAAACAAAAAATGTAGAAAATTTAGAAAAAATTGTAGCGGTTTTTAAAACTTTACAACAAAGAGAAAAAACAGATGAGGGAATTATCGGTCTTACAAATGCACAACTAAAAGAAATAAAAGAAAATTTAAACTTAAGAGAATTAGAACAAATGGCAAATGTGTTTAAAGCCTTAAATAATGAAAGATTAGATGATGAGGGTATAATCGGTTTAACAAACGAAGAAAACGAAGCAATTAAAGAACAAATAAAATTAAAAAACAATATGTTTGAGGGTTTTAAAACAGGTTTTAAATCTTTCACTAATGATTCAATAACAGCATTTGATAGATTTAAAAAAGCTGGAGAGGATAGTGCTAGAGCTGTAAAAAATGCTCTTACTGATTTTGTTATGACAGGAAAACTAAATATTTCTGATTTAGGTAGAACGATTGTGAGAACTTTAGTTGATGCTTTGATAGGTTCAGCAGTTAAATCAGCTATGGCGAAATCGGAGTCTATGATGCTTATGTCTACAATTAGAAAAGCCTTACGAAGTGTTTATGAGGGTGCATTAAAAACTTTTTCAAGTATTCCTTTTCCATTTAATATTGCGGCTACAGGTTTAGCTATTAAGTTTGGTATGGGTTTAGTAAATAAAATTAAGGGATTTGAAAGAGGTGGTGTTGCCAGAGCAAATCAACCAGCAATAGTAGGAGAAAGAGGTCCTGAATTAATTATGCCAAGAAAAGATATGCAAGTAACACCAAATAATAAATTAGGAAATTTGGGTGGTGCAGTAAGTGTAAACTTTACAATTAATGCTGTAGACACTAGAGGATTTAGATCATTACTTACAAATGAAAGAGGGACTATAGTGAATATTATAAATCAAGCAGTAACAGATAAAGGGAGACCTGTACTAGTATGAGTGGGTCATTACCTTTAACAGAGTTTCAGGCTATAAATTTTAAGTCTAACCAAAGAACACTTGTCTCTCAAGCAGATGATGGAACTCAGTTTACAAGACAAATTGACGGACAAAGATTTAGTTTTACTTTATCTTTTCCTTTGAAAACAAGAGCAGAGATAAGTCCATTGATGGCTTTTATAATTGCACAAAGATCAAGAAAAGAAACTTTTACTATTACACTTCCAGCATATATCGGAAATGCAAAAGGAACTGTTGCTGGTAGTCCAACAGGAACAGCAAGTGCTGGTGGAACTTCTATAACTCTTGGTGGAACAAGATCAGGTAGTTTATTGGCTGGAGACTTGATAAAATTTGCAAGTCATAATAAAGTTTATATGGTTGTAGCAGATAATTCAGATATATCTTCAGGTACTTTAACTATTGAGCCACCTTTAAAATCAGCAGTATCAGGTTCAGCCATAACATATGATAGTGTTCCAATAACAGTAAGGCTAATGAGTGATATGCAAGAATTTCAAAGTAATGTATCTGATAAAGATGGGGAGTTGCTTTTTAGTTATGAGATAGATGTTGTTGAGGCTTTCTAATGTCAAGAGGATTACATAGTGATCTTGTTACAGAATTAGATACAAAAAATATCAATGCTGTTCATTTAGTAAACATAACTCTTGCTAGTTCTAGTTTAGCTTTTACAGAGAATAGTTTTCCATTAACATCTAGTATATCAGGTAGTTCTACAACATACTTATCTTCAGGAGTTTTGCTTGATGTTTCTAATGTTTCTGAAAGTCAAGGAGTACAAATATCAAGATTAAATTTAACAATAACAGGAGTAGATCAAACTTATATTGCTCTAGTTTTAAATAATAATGTTATCCATGATGAAGTAAAAATATTTAGAGCATTTCTTGATAGTTCTGGTGCTATTATAAACAATCCTTTTTTATTATATCATGGCTTTATAAATAGTTTTCAAATAGTTGATAATACATCAACTGCTACATTAAAATTAGATTTGGAAAGTTACTTTGCTAACTCAATGCAAGTAAATGGTAGAATAACAAACAATTCTACTCAACAAAGATTTTTTAGTGGAGATAAAGGTTTTGAATTTGCAGATCAAATAGTAAGAGATTTAAAGTGGGGTAATAGTGGATAGTTATAGATTTTATCAAGCTGAAGAAAAAGATTTAGATGAATTGTTTGAAGTAGGCAAAAAATTTAAAAGAGAACTAAGAGGTTTAGATTTACCTGATTTATCTGAGGGAAAAGTTTTTAAATTGTTGGATATGCTTTTAAATAAAGGTAAAATTATTTGTTGCAGTAAAAATGAAGATAATAAAATTATTGGTGCTGTAGGTTTTTATAAAAGTCAATATTGGTGGAGTGATGCTTATATTTATAACATACAATTTATTTATGTAGTTCCTGAGCATAGAAACTTTACAACTTTTAGAAATTTATTGAGTGGGGTTCAAAAGATTGCAAAAGATGACCCTATTAATTTATCTATTACGACTAAATTAAAACTAGACCCTGTTCTTAAAAAATTAGGATTTGACGAGATGGGCAAAAATTGGAGACTAGGCTAATGTGTGATTTACCAGATACAGGACTTCCAATAATAGATGATGCTTTTGATATAATAGAAGATGTTTTTGAGGGTATTGTAGACATTATAGAAGATGTTGTTTCTTGGCTCATACCGATACCTGATATGCCAGACTTTGATGATGGTTTTAACGACCCAACTGCAAGAACAGATGGAGTCTTAGTAAATAAAAAATCAAGCTCAGGTGGTATTCCTTTAATTTACGGAATGAGACGAGTAGGTGGGACTTTAGTATTTGTTCAAACAAGTAATGATAATGAGTTTCTCTATATGGTTATGGTTTTAGGAGAGGGAAAATTAAATGCGTGTAAAAAAATATTTTTAGATGACATTGAAGTAACTGATTTTAATACATCAGATAGTTCAGGTGCAACTTCCCCAAGTTCTTTTACAGATCAAACTATTTATTATGGTAAGTTTGCAGATATACAAAATCCTGATGGTTCTACTACAAATCAATCTCATGTTAAAATGCAGTTCTTTGATGGAGATGATAGTCAAGTAGCGGCTTCTATTATTGATGATGATTTAGATGATTGGACTTCAAATCATAGACTTAGAGGGGTTGGTTATCTAGCTTTAGAATTAAGATTTAATCCTGATGTTTTTTCAAGAGTGCCAACAATAAATGCTCTAATACAAGGTAGAAAAATATCTACTTTTGATAGTTCTTCAAATGAAACAACAGATCAATATTCAACAAATCCAGCTTTTGTTCTTTTAGATTATTTAACGAATACAAGATTTGGTAAAGGAGTTCCTATTGCTAATATTGATATACCTACTTTCTTTACTGCATCTCAAGTCGCTGATACAAACATAACCCCTACAGGTTCAAATGTAACCGACCCAATAGATAATTCAACAGGAACACAGATTAACCTTTTAGATGCAAATATTGTTTTAGATACAAGAAACAAAGTCCTCAATAATATTAGAGAATTGTTATTAAGTTGTAGAGGATTGATGTCCTATGCTGGTGGTAAGTATAAATTAACGATTGAAACAACAGGGTCAAGTGTAATGACTTTAACAGAGAGTGATATTATCGGTGGGATAAATGTTCAATCAGAAGATAAAAATAATAAATACAATAGAGTTTTAATTGATTTTCCTGATGTAGACTTAGATTTCAGAAACAATACAGCATCTTTCCCCCCAAATGATGATAGTGGTTTAGCTACAGCAGATCAACACGCAACTATGAAAACTGCTGATGGTGGAGAACTATTGGAGGGTAGATTCACACTACAGGGATTAACAAGTTTTCATCAGGCTCAAGAACACGCAGAAGTAATATTAAGAAGATCAAGAAATGGTCTACGAGTTTCTTTAAAAACAAGTGGCGAAGCTATGAACCTCATTGTGGGAGATATAGTATCAATAACTCATGCAACACCATCTTTTTCAGCAAAACCATTTAGGGTTATTGGAGTTACTTTAAACAAAGATCAAACTGTAAATCTTAATTTAGTAGAGCATCAAGATAGTTTTTATACCTTTGCTACACAATCAGCAGTTCCAACAATACCTGATACAACTTTAGCTAATCCAAATAGTATTACAGCACCAGCATCATTGACTCTTTCTGATGAACTTGTTGAATATGCTGATGGTATTGTTATCACTAGATTAAATATTTTAGTCGGTGCATCAACTGATAAGTTTGTTAGAGAATATCAAGTAGAGGCAAAAAAATCTACGGAAACAAATTTTAAGGTAGTTGGGAGAGGAATACAACTAAACTATGAAATGCTTAATGTTGTTGATGGTCAGTTATATAATGTTAGAGCAAGAGCAGTAAACACCTTAGGAGTAGCTTCCCCTTATACTTCAGCTACAAGAACAATAGTTGGTGGAGTAGAAGCACCAAGTAATGTTGAAGATTTTGCTGTTGAAATGCACGGACAAGATCATATGAAATTGACTTGGACACCACCTAGTCAGCAATCTGATCTTGATATTTCTTTTTATGAAATAAGATACCAAAATGTTTTATCAGGTGCGAATTGGCTAAACTCTTCAAACTTAGTAAGATGTCCAAGAAGAAAATGCGATAGTGCAATAGTTCCAGCTAGAACAGGTTCGTATCTTATAAAAGCAGTTGATAAAAATAGTAATACTTCAGCAGAGGCTAGTATTGTATCAACAAACATATCAGGTATTCAGGCTTATCAACTTGTATCAAGTTTTACTGAGACACCAGATATAGTAGATGCTTCTTCTCAAATGGACGCAACTTTTCCTTTAGCTGTTAAGATTGATGATAGTGGAGATGTTATACTCACACTTGATACTGTAACAAACTTTGATGATACTTCAGGAAATTTTGATAGTCCATCAGGAGATTTTGATTTAGGGGGAACAGATAATACATCAAATCCAACATTTTTTAATAGTAATAGAGATGCAAAAGGTTTTTATAATTTTGGTAATTCATTATCACTTACACAAATTTATGATGGTAATATTGAACCTACAATTACTTTAGATGCTGAAAACCCTTATGATAAGTTTGATAGTGGACGAGGTGCATTGTTATTTGATGAAGCTAAAGCACCTTTTGATGGCACAGAACAAATACACGCATTTCACAGAGTACAAATTGCTACTTCAACTACATCTCTTGCTGGTTGTACTAATTTTGTTGATATAACTCAATCAGCTACCTTTAAATTTAAATTTGCTAAATTTAGATTAAAATTAACAAATGATGATGACCAAACATCAAGTAATGTAAAAAATATTCAAATTAAATTAAATATGGAAGAAAGAATTTTTGCTGAAAGTAATTTAACAACAAGTTCAGGTTCTAAAACTATAACCTATACAAATCCTTTTTATGCAGTTCCATCTTTAGGTATTGCGGCTCAAAATATGGCAACTGGAGATGTTTTTACAATCACATCAAAAACTGTAAGTGGTTTTACAATCGCTTTTGTTAATTCAAGTGGTTCAGCAGTAGATAGAACTTTTGATTATTTAGCAAAAGGTTATGGGTTGCAAAGTTCTTCATAATAATTTAAGAGATAATTAATGAGTCAAGTATCTGATGTAAGTCTAGCAAATCAAGGATTTTCGGCTTTTAGAACCGAATTAAATAATATTCTTGGTGCTATGAACTCTATGCACATAGGAAGTTCAGCACCATCATCAGTTACTACAGGGACTATGTGGGTAGATAACGGAACAAGTGGAGTTCTTAAAGTAAAAATAAATGATGGTTCAGATAATATTGAGTTGTTTCAGATCAACATTTCTAGTAATGCAATAACTAGTACAATGTCAGTAACAGGAACAATTTCTGAAACTGACCCTCAAGCGGCGGCTTTAGCAATCGCATTAGGATAGGAGAGATAAATGGCTAACACGTTTAAACTAAAAACAAATGCGGCTATGCCAGCAAGTGCAGGAACGCCACTAACTGTTTATACTTGCCCTAGTTCTACTCAAACAATTATTGTTGGCTTGTTATTATGTAATGTTCACACAACATCAGTAACAGCCTCGGTAAATATACAATCAGATACTTCAGACACAGAAACAAATGAAAACGTAAAATTAATTTCTACAGTTACAATACCAGCTAACTCTACTCTTGAAGTTTTGACAGGTGGTAAAATAGTTATGCAAGCAACTGATGTTTTACAAATTGATTGTTCAGTAGCCGCAAAAATAGACGCAACATTAAGTATATTAGAGATTACATAATATGGGATTTATAGGAGTACAACCAGCTTCAGTTCCTTTAACAGCAAGTGATATTACAAATGATATTATAAATGCTGATAAAATAGCTGACAATTCAATTTCTGAAGAACATTTAGACCCAACTATAATAACAGGTTTATCCGAATTAGCAGAAGCACCAGCAAGCACAGACGAGTTTTTAATAAGTGATAACGGTACTTTAAAAAGATTAGATGCAAGTCATGTAGGAGGTGGTGCGTCTACTTTAGGGGAACTTACTGATGTAAAAGTTGATGATACAAATTTTGCTGACAGTTTAGTTTTTCAAACTGACTCAGATGGGTCAGCACCAACAACAGGTACTTTATCAAGTGCAAGTGATAATATTGGAATAGGTAAAGATGTTTTTGCATCTTTGACTTCAGGAACAAAAAATACTTGTATAGGTAATAATGCTGGAGACGCAATAACTACAGGTTATGAAACAATTGCTATCGGACATAATGCTTTATCAGCTTTGCAAGGTGGAGAGCAAAATATAGCGATTGGAAGTGGTGCTTTAGATGCTCAAACAAATGCTGGTAAAGCTGTTGCAATAGGAGTAGATGCTTTAGGTTGGCTTCAAGGAAGTCATTCAGTTGCAGTCGGTTGGCAAGCTGGTGGTTCTAGTGCTGGTGCTAATTCTTTATATTTAGGTTATCAATCTTATGGTTCAGGAAACGCAGATGAAATAATTTTAACAGGAAGTGGTAATCCAATATCAGCAGGAAGTAATTCATTAACTTTTGGTAAAAATGGTAATAGAGTTTACAATAATTTTACATCAAACAATAACTGGACACATTCTTCAGATGAAAGAATGAAAAAAAATATTCAAGATGAAACTCTTGGTTTAAGTTTTATAAATAGATTAAGACCAGTTACTTATAATTTTAAATTACCAAGTGAATATCCTACTGATTTTCCTTATTATGATGCTGAAGATAAAAACCCAAAAACAGATAAATTGCAACATGGAATAATTGCACAAGAAGTCAAAGAGGCTATGACAGCAGAGGGTAACGATACTTTTAATGGTTATGAATTGGCAAATGATGGTATACATAGTATTTCAGAAGAGCCTTTTATTTATCCAATGATAAATGCAATAAAAGAATTATCATCAAAAATTGATGCTTTAGAAACTGAAAATACAGCTCTAAAAGCAAGAGTGGCTACTTTAGAGGGATAATGGCATATATAGGTAAAACCCCAACATCAGGCGATTTCGTCTTACTTGATAGCATAACAACAAGTGCAACTGCTAGTTATACTATGCAACGTAATTCTGTAAACTTTGAACCCCAAAGTGCCAACCACATGATTTTAAGTTTGAATGGGACAATTCAGGCTCCCATATCTTCATTTACTGTATCTGGTTCTACACTTACTTTTGCTAGTGCATTAACAAGTTCTGATGTCATAGATTTTATTTTAGTATTAGGTAATGTAAATGATGTAGGAACAGCAACAACAGTTGTAGATTCATCTATCACGAACAACAAACTTGATCTCATAAGCACAAGTTCTACTCCAGGTCTTACTGTTAAAGGCGATGGCAGTTCAGAAAATGGCACGATTCAGCTCAACTGCTCACAAAATAGCCACGGAGTAAAATTATCCAGTCCTGCACACTCGGCAGGTCAATCATACGAATTAATTTTACCAACAGGAAATGTAACGGCTGATAAATTTTTAAAAGTAGCAAGTGTAAGTGGCTCTGGAACAACAGGCATTGGTCAATTATCTTTTGCTGATGCTGGGGGTACTTTAGTCAAAGTTCATACTATTACAGCTAGTGATGATTCAACAGTAACATTTAATTCAACTTATTTGACTTCAACTTATAAAAGATACACACTTGAAATTTTTGATCTACAACCAGCATCAGATAATCAACCTTTTATGATGGAATTTAGTACAGATAATGGAAGTTCTTATTTAACAGGCTCAGTTGATAGATTAAATATAGGCACTTCAACTGACGAGGGTAATGATGCTATAAAATCTAGGAATACCTCAGGAAACAATCAATTACAAATAGCTGGGGGTACTAATCATGGAACAGGAACAGGGGAAGTAGCTGCTTTATCTATGCAATTAGTAAATTTTTCAGACACAGCACATTATAAGTTAGTCTATTATACTGGTGCTAAAGTTAATTCTGATAATAAAGGTAGTATGGAATTTGGTGCTGGTGCTGTAAGAACAACATCAGCAGTAAATAATATTAAATTTACATTTAGTTCTGGTAATATATCTGCTGGAACATTTATATTATATGGGATTACATAATGGTTAGATATCATAATTTTGGAAATGGAGTACGAGTGCAGTTTACTGCTGAAGAAGAAACAGCAAGAGATACTGAAGAAAAGGCATGGAATGATGGAAATGCAACTAGAAAACTTGCACAAATAAGACTAATAAGAAATACAAAATTAAGTGAAACTGATTGGCAAGTCACAAGTGCAAAAGAACAAGGCACAAATCTTTCAACATCATTTAAAAATTGGCGACAAGGATTGCGTGATATTCCAAGTACATATACAACTGAAAGTGAGTATGACGAATTATTGGCAAGAGATGATGACGGAAATCTAACTCATAGTGTGTGGAGTGAATAATGGCATTAATTAAAACTAGAGCAAGAGGACTAAAGCTAGATGATAATTTTGCTTTTACAGGAACAATCACAGGTGCTGGTGGTGGTAAAATTGGACAAGTTATTCAAGCTACAACTACTACTACTACTAATGTAGCTAGTACAAGCTTTGCTGATACAGGGTTATCGGCTTCTATAACATAT